CTACGGTTGGGGAACCAGTAGTTGATGCTGCGAGGGAGTAAGAGTCTGGATACCGAAGAATAACAACACCAGAACCGCCAGTTCCGCCGTTTGCACCACCACCACCACCGCCAGCACCACCACCAGTGTTTGCTGTTCCGTTTGTTCCGTTGACATATGGAACATCATTGTTGTTTAATCCGTTATTTCCGCCTGCCCCACCGCCACCTGAACCGCCAGTGCCGTTGGAGTTTGCAACTCTGAAGTTATCGGCACCACCGCCACCGCCACCAGCGTATGTAACCGAAGCACCCGTAATGCTTGATGCTAGACCTGCGCCACCGTTACCAGATTTTGTACTAGAGCCATTCCCGCCGACGGCACCAGCACCGCCTCCACCCCCTGATGTGTAGCCGTCACCTGAGCCAGCGCTACCAGAACCAACACGACCAGTACCACCCGCAAATCCTTGCCCAGATGGGGATGCTGTTCCACCAGCAGTGCTGTTGTATCTTCCACCACCACCTGAACCACCAGAACCTGCCGAATTTGAACCAGAACCTTGCCCACCACCAGTTGCCGTGATACTAGAAAATATAGAATTAGAACCGTTTGTATTTTGAGAACCACCACCGCCAACAGTGACCGTCAAAGCCGTTCCCGATGCTACGGCAAAAGAAGACGCAGTTCTATAACCACCACCACCACCACCACCACCCGAAGAGTTACCGCCACCGCCACCGCCACCGACTGTTAGATATTCAACTGTTTGGGGAGGTATTGACAGTAACCCTTGCTGAACAGCAGTGAGGCTTAACATCCCATTTGTATTAGTCCGCTTTGGTCCAATAGACCCACCTGGGCCTGGCATTAACTAATCTCCTCATAACTACATACTGCTTCAAGGTCGGAGTTGACTGATGCGGTAAGACGAAGCGTGTCTCCTTCCTCTAAATAAATAGATTTGCTAATGACATCCAAAGTGGAGTCCGCTGGAACCGAAACAGTTTTAGCAATATGATACGCAGTAGAAGAACGGAATATGTCTACATTCACATCTGCCGCACTTGCGCCGTCAACGTTAGAAACATACAAAGCATTGACTTTGAACACTTTGCCGCTTGAACCAGAGTTTGTCACAATAGCCGTAGCCGAAGTCGTTACAGCAAGAACCGCTGTCTTTCCAGTAATCGTTGTTACGCCTACGATGTTTGGTGCTGCCATGATCTATCCTCCAAGATACTTGATTGCTGATTTCAATAAACTTACATTATGTTTTAAATTTCCGATTGCGATATTGCATCCATGACACAACAACCCCCGAACGTTACCCGTTATATGACAATGGTCAGTATGTAGCCCTCGCTTAGTCGTGGGCTCCTTTTCACAAATCGCGCATTTACCATCTTGTTTTTCATGCATCTCCATATATTGCTGTACCGATAATCCGTACATCATGGCTCTGCTTGCTCTTTTTTGTATCATGGTTTTTGCATGATATCTTTTTTTGCAATTTTCTTTATGGCATTTCGCGCAATAGGCATTACCGCGTCGTCCAGTTTTCTTGTGTACATAAAAGTTAGTGGGCTCTGTTTCTCCACATCTAGGGCATAACGGAGGTTTGGAGAATTGAATTGACCTAGCCTTTCGCTCCTCATCTGTCCATGCTTTAACCATAACTATCCACCCCCAAATATTAAACTCATCGCAATGCTCTTACCTGTTGTTGCGTATGTCGTTGGGGTTGACCATTTTAGACCAGTTGCCGTAGATGAATCTACTGTAAGAACTTGGTTGGCTGAACCTACTGCAAGCCCGCCAATGGTGTTATCGGCTGTCCCTACAAGAAGGTCACCTTTAGCATTGATGGTGTTCACAAGGGCGCTGAATGGTGAAGCGCCAACTTCAATCCAGTTTGTTCCGTAATAGACATAAGTTCCACCCGTGAGGGAGTTGAACCATATTTGACCAGAAACAGGGTCGGCTGGGGCGGAATCTTGCACACTCGCTGTTACGCCCGATGCACCGATTTCAATCCACTGCGAGTCATAATAAACAAATGTTTGGGCGGTATCGGTGTCAAACCACATACTTCCTTCAAGTGGTGACGCAGGTGCCGAAGAACTGGACACCATTCGTGCGCCCGTACCAACACCACCAACTTCAATCCATTGAGAGTCGTAGTAAACAAAAGTTTTGCCATTAGTTGACTGAAACCAAATTTGACCAGCAGTAGGAGATGCTGGGGCTGTATCGGAGATACTTGCGCCACCAACAATCGTGTCAGCAACCCAAGCGGTTCCGTTCCATTTTAGAAACTGTCCAGATGATGGGGTGGCTACAGAAACATTACTCAGGTCGTCTAGTGTTGCGTTTAGTGCGACTGTCGCAGAAGAACCTTCACCGGGTGTGTGTGTGACTGTTATGCCTGTACTGGCGGTCACATCGGAAACATAGTTTCCTGTTGTGTCTGTTCCAAGAGCAACAGAGTTTGCGGCTATTGACGCAACACCCGTGTCTGAAATCGTTATGTCACCAGAAAGTGTTGTGTAGGTTGGGACACCTGAAGAGTTTGCGATAACTACTTGTGCTGATGTTCCTGAAGCCAACTTGGAAAGAGCAATCGCGGCAGAGGCATTAATATCGGCATTAACGATGGTGCCGTCAACAATCATGTCTGATGTGATAGTTCCGCTGTCTGATGTTGTTACTATGTTTCCGTAAGTTGTTCCGTCGTTGGTTGCTTCCCATTTGTCGGTGGTTTCATTCCAACGAACCAAAACATTGGCGGATGTTCCGCGTTCAACTTCAATGCCAGCGTTAGTTGTTGGTGAAGCGGTAACATTTGAGTTGAGAACGACAATGTTGTCCTCAATCGCTAATGTTTCTGTATTTAGGGTGGTTGTCGTTCCGTTTACTGTAAGGTTTCCGTCAACTGTTACATCGTTGAACTGAACATTGGATGTAGTTCCAACAGCCTGACCAATCGCAACAGTTGGTGTCCCACCCTCTGAAGCGGTTCCGTTAGTGAGAGTGACACCCGTTCCAGCAACGAGCGAAGCAACATAATTACCCGTGGTGTCTGTTCCGAGCGCCACGGAGTTTGCGGCTATTGAGGCAACACCAGCACCATCAATTGTGATGTCACCAGAAATAGTTGTTGCTGTTACAACCCCCGTAGTAGTTGTTCCAAGCAATACTTGACCTGCCGTAGCGTTAGCAAGTTTGCTATGAGCAATCGCCGCAGAAGCATTAATATCTGCATTAACAATCGTGCCATCAGCAATCATCAGGCTCGTAATGGAACCTGTGTCACCAGTTGTAACAACGGTTCCTGTTAGGTCAGGGAAAACAATTACTCGGTCAGATGTTGGGTCAGTAATTGCAATAATTGTTTCGTAGTCGTCAGCAGTTGCGCCCTCAAAAGTGATGTTCCCATTTAGTGTTAACCCAGCAAATGTTGGTGTAGCACTAGTCGCTACAGACTGACCGATTGCTACGGTTGGGCTTGAACCTTCACCGGGTGTGTGGGTAATAGTTACACCAGTACCACCAGTCAGGTCGCTCACATAGTTGCCTGTGGTGTTTGTTCCGAGAGCGACATCGCCAAACGACAAATCTCCAGAGCCGTTTGTTTTCAGAACTGAACCAGCAACACCATCAGCACCGACTGCACTAATAATTGATGCTTCTGTTGTGCCAACAATCGTTGTGAAATCTAGAGTTCCAGCACCGTTAGTTGTTAACGCCTGCCCGCTTGTGCCATCTCCACCAGCAGCAGAAATAATTGCTGCTGCATTTATCGCTGGTATAGAAGCCCATTCAAGACCTGTTGCTGTTGAAGAGTTCGCCTTTAAATATGTTCCATTAGCACCAGCCGCAAGATTGTCTGCCGCACCATCAGCGGTTCCAACAATCAAATCGCCTTTAGCGGTAACCGTGTCTAATACGAAGTTGACTACACCGCCACCGCCGACATCAACCCAAACACTGTCGTAATAAATGAACATTACGCCCAATGTTGAATCAAACCACAAATCACCACTAGACGGCGACGCAGGTGCGGAGTCACTTACCGTAACCGATGCACCGCCAGCACCACCAGAAACTTGGTTCCAAGCATTGTTGGAACGGAAATAGAAAATGTTGTTTGTTGTATCAACCGCTAAAGCACCATTTGGTAACGATGCGGTTGGTGTTCCATTGACCGCCAAAGTAACGATACCAGCGACAGCCTTAAGGACATCATCAGTGGCAAGGGTGTTCGCGCCGTCACGATACAGATTCGTGTCATATGTTCCAGTGCCATCGCTCCAAGAAATGCGACCGCCTGCTTCAAGTTTTACACGACCATAAACTTCGCCGTCAAGAAAAACGGTGAGCGCATCTGAACCAGCAGACGCCAACTGCTTAATAGTTATAGGGGTAATAAATTTTTGTGCCACTTGCGACCTCAATCGCTATTGCATGTAGTTCGCTAACCCCTCAAGGTTAACTATGTGTTTTAGCCAGTTACTACGATTCTGTAATCACCTGATGAGATTGTGCCGAGCAGGGTAACAGTAACAGTATCAGCATTGTTGCGGACAACATCACCAATTACTGTTGCACCGCCAGCGACTTCAACGATTTGTACGCTCACATCAAGTGTGTTGAAGTTGTGGGTTACCGTTGTTGTGGATGTCCCTGAAGCGGAAGCCGCACAACCTTGGCTTGCGATACGGGCAAGGGTTGATGTGCTTGTTGTAACTGCACCAGCAGTGGTTTTGATACCAAGGTTCGTTCTGGCACTTGCCGCATCGCCTGCACCAGTACCACCGTCTGCAACAGCAACATCTGTACCGTTCCAAACACCAGTGGTGATTGTACCGAGTGTTGTAATGCTTGACTGACCAACATAGTTGGCTGAGATGTCAATCGCATCAGCCGTAATTGCCGTGCGGTTTGATGTGACATTGACATTGATGGTGTTTCCATCTTGCGAAAGTCCATCACCCGCAGTGAATGAACCAGCACCAGAGAACTGTGTCCAAGCGATTGCCGTTGTGTCAATGGTGATGGTTCCATTGGTTGATACAACAAAACCCTTATCAGAGTTTGTTGTTCCTTCTTCAACGAAAGTGAAAGTTCCTGGCTTTAGTTCACCCGTATCGGCTGTACCGTTTGCGTCAGATGAACGAGAAGCCGCGCCAGAAGCAACAGCAACATAAATACCGTTTTCAAGTGCGGTACTCTGGTTCTTGACGAGAACACGGTCACCAGCAACAAGGGTTACACCGTCAATTACATCGCCAGCCTGAAGGTCTGAGGAAAGGTTGATTGCGCCAGTTGTTGCAACTCTTACGGATTGCTTGACATCAAGACCTTGGCGAGCGGCATCAACATAGCCCTTGGTGGCAATGTGTGCGGCGTCTGTTGGTGTAGCAACCTTGGCGTTACCGTTGCTGTCACGCTTTACAAGTTTGCTTGCTGTTGCATCAGCGGTTGCATCTGTGAGCATCTGCCACATCGCGGCTGGCAATAGACCAGCGCTATCAGTGTCAGCAACATTGAGGGTGAGGGTTACGGTGCCGTTTGACTCGGAGACCGTAAGGGCTTCAGCAATACCAGCGCCACCACCAGAAACAATGGAATGAACAGATTTTCTCCACGCACCGTTCGCATAAACCATAACGGTGAACGTGGCACTATTGAAGTACATCCGTCCTTCAAAGTTGCCAGATGATGGGTTCGCCGCGAGAACTTCAAAGGTGGCATTAATCAGTTGATTCTGATTAAGATCAACATTAGTTAGAAATTTTTGAGCCATGTTTTAAGTCCTTATGTCAAATAAGCATAACCAGAAAAGGGTGTTGAAAAAAGTACGGTAATACTTGTGTTGCTATTATATACTACTTCACCATGCACAACGGTACCAGCACTATCCACAATGGTCACCGAAGGGCGTCCACCCAAAGCATGAGTAATTGCCCAAGTACTTGAAGCCGCCCCTTGTACATGGATGTAGCGTTCGTTGTTGGTGAGTACATCAACATTGAGTTCTGTGAGTGCGGTAAAGAACGGTTCGCTCGGCCAGCCATCTGAAGTCTTCGGTCCGTAAAAATCACCTGTCGCGACATCAATATATATGTTGCCAATAGTGCCGTAGTCGGCTGGAATACTTACAGGCATCCTAAACCTCTACCTGAATCCATGGGACACCTGAACCATAAAGCACTGCCTGTTGGTATTCAACTCCGGGAAGCCTTACAACTACAGTGTTCGGCTCCTCGTGGACAATTTCCACGATGTTCCGTTGATCCTCAACTATGGCGTTATAGTCTGCATTCCCGATAGTTATCTGTGTGATATTGCTCATCTAGTAACTTCCTTCTCCAAGCGGAACTCCCCGCGAACAACCTTGTAAACCGCACCAGTAGCAGTTTTCACTATCTCCAAGTCGTAGACCCCACTCCTAGTCAGGGTTGCGGTTAAGTCAGGAGTCAGCGAAATCGTTATTGCCCCTAGGGTCGCATTGATAGTTATGCGACCATTTGCGTTGGTCAACTCCATTAGCGAAGAAGTGGAATCAACATCTCGCCTGATCTGCATACGAGCCGTATACCCAGCCAGCGAGAAAGCAACCCCATTAGCATCTTTGATCTCTAGGACGCGCTGAAAGGTTGACCCTTGGTCACACACCATGTTGTATCTACCTGCAAGCATTTACCCTCACTCCATCAAAGGCACGCAAAAGCCTCTACCCTTACAAGAATACAACACTTGTATCTTTAGGATTTGAAGAGTTATGCCTTTTTCTTGCTTTTTGACTGTGCTTCAACAACAGCAGTCACTACCGAGAAAAGTGCGGTTGTGCCCTTGTCGCCAATTTTGGTAGATACCCAAGCCAGCGCGGTCAAAGCGATCGGCATGATTACAGCAACGATTTCTGCTGATACACCGTACTTGTTTGCACCGTATCCGATAGCGCCCAAAAGCGCACCTTTTACTGCTTGGTCGCTGACGTTTGCTTTAATATTCTTGTCCATTGTTTTCCTCCGTGATAGGGAATTGATATTCTCCTGAACGCATCATGTCCATGGCAAACTCCAACATACCATGTGCAAGCCATGGCGTCATGGAATCAGATATGGACAGCACTAGTTCTTGTTGAGAGTTGGAAGCCACTTCTGCAATAACAACAAAATTGGTTACAAGACCTTGAGGCAGTGAATCCCGAAGGAGTTGCTCAATTTGTTTATCCACAGAACTTTGAGAATCTTCCTCTTCCATGGAGCCTCCATTTTAAAGTTGCCTAACTATTCTACATCACGCAGTCATAGTGTGGGTGACAAGCATCCCTAGAGGTCGTGCTGGCTCAATCAAACTCATGACAACAGAGTTAGAAGTGCCAACATCGCCAACTACAGAACCAAAAGTTTCAGACTGCTTCGTAGTGAACGCTATAGTATTTGTTGACAACGTATAGTTGACTGTTTGGTCGCCAGTTAGGTTTCGTTGAATAGCATTCACCATCGCTGAGACAGTTCCAGCATTATGCCCGTAATACCCTGTTTCAACTTGCCATCTAGCGAAAGCCTCAACGCCTGCTGGCAAGCCACCAAGGTTTGTTGCATCGCTTCCAAGGACGTCAATACCAACAGGCAAATTAGTGATCGGGTCAAGACCACTTAGTAGCGATGAATTGAGTGTAAAAACACTCCAACCGATACCTTCGGTTGAAGGCTGATAGGTGATAAGAACTGGTCTACCCCTGAATTGTGCTAGCCACGAAAGATATGAACTATCGCAGACCCTAGGGTCAACCAATCTACTCAAAGTAAAAAGATTGCTTGAACTGCCACCTTCAGATGCATCCAAATACTCAAACGAAACTGCCTGATCATAAACTTCGCTTGCCGTAGTTGTAATAACATCCAAAAATCTCATAAGAGGATAAGTCGGATTATTGGTTGAAAAGTTGGCAGTGTCTGCTTCAATGAAAACTTCAGGCAAATATGCTGCAGTATTGTTAAGAAAATCACCTAAAAGAAATCTTTGCGACTGATACGCAGACGGTCTCGCTATATTTAGAAAAGCGCCAGTCAAAGTTTCAAAAACAACCCTAAAATTCAAACCTATTGACCATCTGCCAGTTGACGGTACCGCTACAGGAACAGCACGGATGAGTTGCCAAATAGGGGTATCTGTACCACCAATATCCACAGTATGAGAACCTTCGGCACCAGTCACACGGCTAAACGGATCAATGAATTCAAACGAAGATGTTGCTGAGTCAAAACTAACTTCAGTTAATTCTATTTGCAAATACAGCGTACAGTTTTTTGTTGATTTCACCCACATGAATGCTTCAATGAAATCGTTTCCGTCAGCATCTGTTGTGATGGCATACTGTGATGGAACAGAAACAACCGATGAATGGTAATTGAAACGAACATAGTTATCTACGCTTGATGGGGTGAGTTTAAGGGAGCCGAAATCTGCATCAAGATATTCTGTTGCGTCAGTTGCAATAGTTCCATTGCTTGACCACAGATCATCAACATTTGTTGCAACAAAAGTGCTTTGTTCTAAAAAAAGCCTTTCTGATTCGTCAATAAAGTTGAAAGTTGTTCCCATAACTACACCGTTGCTACCGTTGTACAAGAACCAATAGGGATAGCACCTTTTTCCAAAACAGTGACGCTCAAACTGTTATTTGTAGCGAATGTAGTACTGCCAGATATATCAACATCTAGAGCGGAAACATACTTCACACCAACCACTTTTGAAGCAATTGTAGTCAGATAAAGGTTGTTGATACTTGCTGAAAAATCCCATCCCGCAACAGACAAGTAGTTTTCAATTGCTTCAGAAACCGCAGTACCAACATCGGAAGTTGAATAGTTTGGCTCAACCACTACCGTGCAGGAGACATTGACGTTGAATGTGTTCATATCGTGCAAATAGACATTCAAACCCGCCACAACACGGGATTGTATGTTGGTGCTTATCGCAAGTTTCTGAGCAACACTGATACTCGCGCCAGTGGAGTCGCAAAGTGAAATTGTTACAGCACCACCAACATCAGGTGTTGAAAACAGCATTCCATTAGCCAAAACGACAGCGCCAACCGTGGTAACCGCTGTGGTTATATTGGCGTTAGTTTTTGCATAACTAAAAGTAGTTGTTGTCGGAACGACCGTGATCGTGTATGTTCCGTTATAAACGGCATTTGCCATTCCCGAAACCAAGACACTGTCACCAACTGAAAAGTTGTGGGCATAGCGTGTTGTTAGTGTCACGACATTTGTTGCCAAAACCGCGTTAACGATGTCGTTCTCTTTTGCCTGCGTAAGGTCGTAAACCTTATAACGGCTGACCGTAGGATAATTTATGGCTATAAAGTTGGTTAATTGTGACGCTGTGGTGATCGCACTGCTCAGCGAGCCAAGAAAAGTTACTGCACGATTAAAATACTCAGCATCTGTTTCTGTGTCTGTTCCGACGCTTGCCAAGCCAGTAAGTGTTACAGCCAAAATATAAGGGGTGCTTGAAACAACGGTGAGATTTGATGGCACTGGAATATCTGGATAGACAGAAGGGTCTGTGGCGATCACAGAAACAGAGCCAGTGGTATTCCCAGAGGTGATCGTCAAGTCGTTAACAGTCTCATAGAGGTACTGTGTTAGAACATTGGAAGAATCGTAAACATCAAAAGAAAACACTGTTCCTGAAGAAATAGTCGCACCAGTATTGATAGACAGTTCAACTAACACAGTCGCCGTTGAAGGAGTTGCTTCTATTCTCGTAAAACCCATCAAATTCAGCAAGCCCTCCATCAAACCATCAGGCAAACTGTTGATCATGCTTATCAAACTTCCCGTTGAATGGGAAACTGCTTCAAGTAGCGCATTTTCAATAGTTCCAACACGAGGTGAAAATTCGGGCAACGCGATCTGAGCGTACTCAACCGCTTGGTCATAGATATCTACTATTTGCTTGTTATTAACAGTGAGATTTATATATTCAGAAAAGTTTGGTGATGCCATGATTATTTTATCCGTTCAAATTTGATTGATAAATTGGATGTTCCACTGTTATCCGTAACAACATTTACATCCGTTACAGTTATCTCTGGAATCAACTTCCCTATTTCTTGCCCTACTTTTCCTGTTTGTCGTAGATCAAAAGTTGGGTCATTGGTTCCATAATATGTTGAAATAGGCAAAGAGTTTGGTTCTATCTGAATGGCGTAACCAATAAGGGTTGCGTAATACTCGTCAGAACCGTCGTCAATTGTTTCCATTAGAAAAGAGGTTTTTGAAAACCGCAACGGTAAACGAATAGTGTTCATAATGAGCCCACAATCACACCTTCATCAAGCGAGTCATTCAATAGTACAACAAGAACGCGTGTCCCAACGGCGGGCAAGGTGAGTGTCTGGCTGTAAACACCAGAGATATCTGTTGTCGTATTTGAGAGGGCGACACCTGTTATGACACTTGAGCCAGAAACAGTCCCCGAAGTTGTCGTAATCGTTTGCTTTACTGGTGACGTCACAGGGAAGGTAAATGGAGCCATAAACTTGTACGGACCGAGTTGGGCATCAGAATTCAATGCCGCTATCTTCACAAATCCAGTCCTCGTAGCATCGCTTTTTGCTGTAAGAACACCAATATGGATTGAAGAAAAAGACGCATTTGCGGGAGCGGTTGAATCAACCCTGTCCATCCCGTCCATGGAATCGCCACCAATAATCATGTCTTTATCCTCCGCCGATAACTGTTGTCTCAGACACCTTTTGGTCAATCTTTTTCTTGTCTTCAGGTGAAATCTTCTCAAGAGTAGCAAAAGAAATCTTGAGCGGTTCAGGTACGCCATACTGATAGGCAACAGAAGTAATCAAATATGCTGTTTCATCAAAACCTTTTATTCCATAGACAACCACTGTCATGCCCGCCCGTATGTTGTAAGCGCTACCAACATTGTCCTCATATTTGTCTCCAACCCAAATATTTGCCGTTCCCTCTGACTCTTTAGGGCTGTCCATTGACCTGCGCATTTCAGGAACTTCAGTCAAATAGAAATTCATCTTTTCGTCGTTCGGATACTTCAAAGGTATGTAATAAAGCGGTCTGACTTCCTTTTTCCCGTCAGCACTAGTAAAAGTGTACGCAGGAGTTTTTTCAATACCCCACCGACCAAGAAGCCAGTTCGGTGACCCGTAATACAATGTTGGAACAGCAATTTTTTTGCCCTCTGGTATGGCATACATCACGAAGCAAAGGTATTGAAGATCTTTAGCCGAGCGAACCAAAACATCATAAACAGACTCCTTGTTTTTTTCTGTTTTGACCTTGATTGTCGTAGTTTTAATACCTTTCGGTTCTTGACCTATAAAACCTAAACCAAACTTTTTCGCAACCTTTTGCGCATACTCGTAAGCCGTAGTTGACTTAAGAGCCTGCGGTTTCTTGTCCATTTTCATTCGTTGAATTGCTTCAGTACGCAACTCTAACTTTATTTTGAAATGCTCACCTTCGCCATTGGCTATTTCATGGCTTGCAATCATGTATTTCTCTGTCAGCGTTCCATCAAAGAAATCAACTATGTTCCCAACAGCAAAATAATTGTTATTCCACATAGCCAATTTCTCGTCAACAAGTTCCACCGTCACCTGAGAAGCACCATCAACCGTGTAACTGACGCCAATGCTCGTAATGCTTTGAGCAATCTGAGCCCTAACGGACGCTTGATCGTTTCCAACAATTATTATTGTTTTATCAGAAATCATATGTGACTATTTAGGTTTGTACGGCGTGCAAGGTGACGGCTTGTGCGGGTCGTTCTTGTTGTACCACCTCATACTATTCGTAGGTGCGTGCCAACAGTTCAACTTTCCTTTTGCCTTCTCTGCGTCAATAGTCGCGTTTGCCTTTGCGTCAGCAACATTGGTTACAGGAACAAATTTACCTGTCTTTTTATCTTTTTTGCAAATATTCTTATGCTTGGCAGCCCACACCTGATCCTTACAGGTTTTATTTGGACGCGAAAAAACAAGAGGTGGGATCAAAGCCAAATTGATATTCGGATTACGATTCTCAACCAAACTAATTTTCACATTAGCCATACTGATCTTGTTGTCCTTATTGCGACGCTGAACATCAATACTCATATCAGTAATGGAGAAAAACAAGCCATTCAACCGTTCGGTGCTCATATTCCTGAAAGTGAAAGGAGAGTTTGTAAAAATGTCGTAGTTAAGCAACTGGAAAACCTTGTCGCTACTTGAACCCATCCGACGCAAAGCAAAAAGTTCACTGTCAACGCTCTGAATCAGACCATCACCGGGGTGCGCAATCAGGGCAGTAAAATCAACAGTCATAAGTGAATGAGACTTAAAAGCAACAATAGGTGTAGTTCCGGGTCGTGCAATCTGCACCATCTCATCCGAAAGTTTCCCAATATTAACTTCTCGTGGGCTATAAGGGAAAACAAAATCTTCCTCAATAGTTGCATCAGAAGAACGCATCCTAAGAATCAACGGTAATGCACCGGGGATAGCGGACTGCATTCTGTCTGCTTCTGGTGTCGGATCTTTAAGACGCACCCAAACTGTTACTGATGTAGCCATTACGATTCCCTAGTCGTTCCCGTGTTTGCACCACGTTCTTTTTGCTCACGAAGAGCCTTCGCAATAGCAGCCTCAATTTGCACAATAGTACCCCTGTCCAGAACACTCGCATAGATATTCGTGTTCACATAAGCGGGATTTGATGTTTGTGCCGCTGGTACAGCATCTGATCCTACCGCGTAACGACTACGGACTCTTGCTTCTTCTGGATCAAGCGCATACATTCCAGCAGAACTACCTGTAGACATTACTTGTCTAGTTTTTTGTTCAGCGAGAACTGGGTCTAGTTCTTGTTGTGCGTTGATTAGGTTGGCTAGGAACTGAGGGTTTAATGCTTGTTGGGAACTGATATAGCCCATAAGTTTTGTTGGATCCAATTTGGTTGGATCAGCATTTGATCCAAGACCCTGATCCAGCAGTGCTTTGCTACCAGCAAAAAGTTCAGCCAAATCTGTGCCACTAATATTTTTAAGAAGCGAAGTACCTGTCAAACCAGCAGATCCCGCCGTAGTGCGCAAATAGGTTTTCATCTCTTCACTGAGATCTTTGAAACTTCCTGTAGTTAATTCTTCTTCCAGAGTTGAACCAGTAAGAGCCAAACCTGCAACATCTCCATAAGCCGCGATATTGTAATCACGCAACTGCTGTAGGTAGTTATCCATAGTGCTCTGAGAAATATCGCCACCAAGGATCCTTGATTGAGTGGAGTTAACAAGTTTTGACTGTTCTTGAGCATTTGCCTTGTCTGTAAAGAAGTCTCGTGATGCGCCAGTAGCACCAGCCCCAATGTTTGCCCAAGCGGCTTTCATCAATCTTGCTTGCTCCGCAGTATCTTTTCCAAGGATCTTGATAACATCACGCAAGTTCAACATTTGATCTTCTATGTTGATGCCCTTGTCTTTTGCAAACGCGTTCAGTTGTTCTGCACCTACACCCAAATATTTTTGAGCAATGTTGGCGGCACCAGAATAGTTATTGATTTTTGTATTTAGTGCTTCAAATTCTTTGTTGTATTTCTCTAAAGCCTTAGCGGCATATGCTGGATCGGCGTTTTCTCCAACAAGTTTTCCTCTAGCGGCGATCATATCTGTACGGGCTTTTAAGAGTTCATCAACGTTCCCACCCGCCATAGCATCAGTAACGGCGGTTGAATATTCTCCAACAAGAGTCTCTGCTGCTTTTCGTGTGTCTTTACGCTGTTTCCCCGCTTTTAGATATCCAGTAACTCCGCCGATTACGGCACCGATAGCGGCACCAGCACCAGCACCAACGACTGCAAGCGGACCACCCCAAGCGGTAAGAGCCGCGCCAATACCTGCACCAATACCTGCGCCAGCAGCAGCGCCACCGAGCGCGGCAGTTCCTCTTGATTTAACAGAATCGTCATTGAATTTTCCGCCGATATAACTTCCAGCACCATAAGCAAGAGCACCAATAGCAACTGGAGCGGCAACAGAAGATGCCGAAGCACCCATCATCATTAATCCGCCAGTTCCCTGAGCAGCCAAACCTGCACTCTTGAGCGCACTGCCACCTACAGAGTCATATCCACCTGCTCTGTCTCCTTGACCTGATAAAAGACTTCCACCTAGCATCAAACCACCGCTAGCAAGCATTGATCCCATGCCTCCGGGAATCATTCCCCTTGCTTGCCTACCATAAGACTGAATTCTTTGCGATGCAGTTAAATAGCCCCTACCCGACATTTGTGCAGGTGTGAGACCTCTTCCCGCACCAGAACCAGTACCCAATCCACCGCCCATGCTTGAACCATTCACATACACTGTGCCAGCATTGATATTCACATTTTTGTCCATCTTTTTCCCGAACATGGTTCCAAAAACCTTAAAGAACCTTGTGGCAAGAGTAAACAACGAATACAGAGCGGCAACGTTGACTAACGCTCCTGCGATTTTCCCTAAAGGACCTAACTTGTTGAAAACATTACTGATTGTTAAAGCAGCCTTACCGAAAGCAGTTAAACCTCTGAAAAACAATTCAACCATTTTAAAGATAAGTTGAAAAACTGGCATCGCACCCATAAATAATCTGCGAACAGTATCACCATATTTACCCATAGCAGTAAGGGTTTTGGAAATCTGTATTGCGAAACCAGTGATGCTGTCTTTATTTCGCTCAATCACTTCAGCAAGATCTGTCATACTTCTTGTAAAGTTTTGTCCCAACGCAGAAAACATAGGTTTGAAGAAATATTCGTTGATTAACTCGCCAGCCTCACGGAACTGACGCATCCAATCCTGCATCCCATCAAAAACATCTCTTATGCTTGTGATCGTGCTATTAAAGAACTGAAAAATGTTAGGTGTAGCACCAAGATATTTGGTCATCAAAACGATTAAAGCGTTTGTACCTTTTTCAACTTTATCAAGGAAGCCACCCATTTTCCCTTGAAGACTGAAATCTTGCATAACGAAATTGAGACGGATGATGAAACTTTCAATGATTTGTTGCAGTCGGGCGATTGCTCCACCAGTTTCGCCAAGATACTGTCCACCGAGATCGGTTAACAAACCCTTGATTGAGGTAACAGCAGACTTAAAACGACCCATAACCGTATTATTGAGTGCGTCCAGTGTCCCAGCATATTTTGTTGCAAAAGTTTCACCAAGTTGACCACTAGCAGCGGCTTTCAAAAACTCATCACTTGTTTTGATACCAAGAGCACTAGCCTCTTTTACGATTTTCTCAAAGTCAGGACCTAGATCTTTAGCCGCTTGAGCGCCACCCGCAAGGCTTCCTTTTTTCTGCACTGCCGCCAAGAACTCTGCAAGTTTCCCTGCGCCCTTCTCTAAGTCGCCACCGCTACCTGCAACAACATTCATCAAACCCTCAAAAGCCGCTGTCGTCGCACCGTCAACAGGTTTCACTTTGCTCAAAGTTGAAAAGGCGCTCTGCAAACCCTTGGAACCAATAACAGCAAGCCGTGCATTATCTGTAAACATTGACATTGCTTGACCAGCGGCAACGATTCTGTCAGTTGTGTTGTTAGCCCCCTCTGAGTATGCGGGTGAGTTTTGTACAGCAGAAAATTCTTTCTGCGCAGCCAAGAAAGTCGTTAACGCAACAAATCCAACGGCTAAAGCAGACGCCAATGAAGCCATTGCCGCTTTATACATGTTTATGAAATAGGTTCCTGCTTTGAAAGCCAAAGCAATTCCACCTAAAGCAGCCATCATCAACGGAAGGGCAATAGCGGATAACTTGTTGACTAAGCCCAATAATTTTCCGTAGGCGGCAATACCTTTGCCCATGTCGCCTCGGAAGTCAAAAACTTGACCACCAAAGCCGTCATAACGACCTTTTCTTGGTCTACTGCTTCCACCACGACCACCACGGTTGCCACCGCCACCGCCACCGCCACCGCCACCGCCAGATCCACCACCATCGCCGCCAGAACCGCCACGATCACGCTCACGGTTATAGCGTCTCTGTGCGTTAGTTAATCTGTCAAGTGCTTCACGGGTAGCCTCAATGGTAGCAATGTCAGAGTTGACCTCTATGTCAATTACTACGCGCTCGGCTGGCATACATCCATCTCCGTGTTAAAGGTTATGGATATGAGCGCTCCAGCAAATTAACGACCCTGTTGGCGTCGCGCTTCTGCTTCCTGTTTTTCTCTATCCTGTTGTATAACTTTAGCACACGCTAAGCGTATTATCCATTCATCAGTACTGCTGTCAAGAAGTTGAATCGGATCAGTTTTAAAGAGGTCTCCAAGCCTTGCCGCCAAAGTTATGCGGTAATCGTCCGTTAACTCTCGGAAGACCTCTTCGTAGGGTCCAATGCATCCACATTGTCTCCATATCCTGCTGCTTCAATAATCGCTACTGCCGCTGATTCAACATGCGGTTCAAGACCAAAGAAAGCCAAAACACAATCAGGATGTGGGCGATTGGTATTTGTCATAGCCATGATTTCTGGTGAAGCAAAAGTAAGTTCAACGCCATTGTCATCTGTAACGATTTCGTCATTAACGAGAATTCCTGTGGTTGTAGCAGCAATTAGGTTCGTTGAAAAACGCAGAGTATCCATACCACCCTTACGCTCTTCGCCAGCATTCTTGCGCCACGACTTAAGTTGGTTCTGTGTGATGTTTGGAGAGACACGAATCATTACACCAGGTCGCTCTGGAATTGCGATGTGGACATCTCCACGGCGAACTTTCTCTTGGATGAGTTTCTTCAAACTCTCCAAAACATTGCCTTCGCTCTTTGGGTCGTCTGTTGTGCTACGAGCACTTACCGTTGACTTTTCCGAGTAAGCGTCGTCTGAACTGAATTGAATGTTGGTCATAGGCGAAACACTAACACGCCTAACGCTGTAGAAATGTAACCCCTAAATTAGGAGTATCAGGCAACTGGTGCGTTACCAACAGAGACAGTAGCAACACTGAAAGTCAGTGTGAATGTCGCTGGGGTACCCGAGGTTGCATCGCCGTCTGGCTCAGTCAAACCTACAAGCAAAGCCTTCGTGTACTGGCGGTCAGAGCCCGGTACAGCAATATCGCAGTCAAAAACATGGACATCAATGTCGTAGCGGACGCGACCAACAACTTGGCGCAATTGCTGAATCTTTGAGATAAAAGCCTGATCAGTTGACACATAGCCAGTCAAAGTGATGTCACCAATTTCCATTGGAGCACAAAGGGTTTCGGAGAACAAGTCGCCACCATGGTAAACCTTTTCTACCGAAGCAGTGATTTCGCCACCAGAGATCTGTGTGAAGTAGTCAGGGAAAGTCGGCAGACCAACAGTACCTTCCGATGGCGTGATCTTGCCAACGATTTGGCGCTGTGTAGCGAGATTCTTGAACAGTGTTGGACGAGCCATTTATTCCTCCGTTATGCCAAAGCAGTTGTTAGATTTGACTTGATGAGATCTACTTCA